ATATTTTATTTATTTTTGTAAGTACAAAGTGATTTAAAAAATCAGTTAGTAGCTCCCTATACGTAAGAAAATGGTTCTCAACAATACGTAACGATACGCTAGAACTTGTCCAAGAGCCACCACCTTTAATAAACTCTACTGGAACACCTAAACTATTTATTATACTTTCTTCTAAAAATCGCATCTCTGGAGTTAGCAATAACGCTCTAGCATTACCACCTAACTCTTGGTAACCGATAGGGATAGGAAAAACACCAATATGGTTTGGGTCTTTTTTCCACTTTTTAATTTGGTCCTCCATTTGTCCTTTCCATTTACCGAGATTCATTTGTGTGAACGGATCAAGTGTAGTTGTATTAGCAGGATGAATAGCTTTTTTTGGAACAATATGCTCATTAGCAATTGCTTCATTACCACGTCTTAAGGTTTGTAAGTAATAAATTTCTTTTAGAGCAGGCAGTATAATTGGCTTGCCCCATCCCATATCTTCTTCTGCAAGAGTAGGTCTTTTAAAATGATAAAAATTAGACTGGTCTAATTCAATTTTCTTTCTTTTCTTTAGTGACTTAAGAAAAATAGCCGGAACACCTTTTAATATAGTTTTATTTCCTGATATAATTTGACTCTTAATCTTAGGTGGTATACTATAAAAGTAAGTAGATTTTCCAGTTATAGGATTAAATTCAATATCAATATTTTCTGGAGACCATCTCACTAGATCAAAGTTATCTATAGACTTAAAGTACTCGTCTTCTACTGACATCATTATTTCTCCAGCACCACAAGAATCACATTTTCCATGGAATTGGAATTTTTTTAGCTTAAAGTTCTTTATGTTATCAATTAAGTCTGTATTGCCGCAACTAGAGCACTTTAAAAAACGTCTAAAGCCTACTGAAGCGGATATAAAAGCGTTGCCGTAAGTAAAATAGTCTAACCCTATGCTTATCAAAAAACTTTTAATTTTTAGTTTATCATGTAAAGCAGTGTCATACTTATCCCTAGTTGCTGAATCAATACTATTTTCATATAAAATATCAGTGATAGGGTATTCAGTAAGCTTTGTAATTATATTATTTAAGAACCCATTAGTATAAAAGAATGTTCTACAATACTTAAATAAAGTCTTTATATTTTTTGGTATAAAATTTCTAGCTAAATCGAAAAAAGGGTTCGGGTATTTATTACCCGTCGTGCTTGTTATATCAGCATCTGAGATTGGTCTTACTGGCATGTTGTTTCTCCCTAGTAATGTTTAAACTAGATACTCTCGTATCTTTAAATACCTCATGGCTTGTATACCTAAGTAATCTTCATTTAAAGGGAACGGTCCTTTCTCTGCAAGACTCTTTACCTGTTCGTAATCTCTATTAGGTTCTATTCCGACGTTAGGTGGATAAAACATGTACCCACGATCATTAAAAATATATTTTATATACATTTTAACTTCATGAGAAAGTTTAAATTCGGGATAAATTTGTTTTATCTTATCTATTGCTTTCCACACTAACTCAGGAGTAGAACCCTCACGTTTACCGATGTCAGGGCTAATTCCATTTAAAACTAAGACTACATTTTCGAATACATCCATGTCTAAGTAAGGTGCTTTTGAGTGAAGTAGTAAGTGTTTCACTTGTAAAAGTTGTCTTTCTTTGTCTGTCATTCTCGGATCCAAACTCATAAGAGTTTCTGGTTCCAGTACTTCCCTGTTTTCAAGTGTCTGTTCTAAGTTATTCATTGCTTTCTAAAATTGGGTCAGTAGTGCCTATATGTTTATCAAGAAACTTTTTATAAATTGGGTTCATTGTGAGAGCTATTGCCATAGCAGGAGCTATCTTTAAAGCTTTTAATCCTATACCGCTGTAATGTTTTTTAAAAAAGTTTTTTCTAACTGAATTGCCCACATTCCTTGCTCCCTCTACCTGTTTATTTGTGATAGATGCATCTAGAGGGTAAAGAATCGGAAGACTTGATATACCAGCTAAGCCTCCAGCTACTAAACTTTTTACTGGGTCGGGCAGGCTAAATCTTTTTTCTTTTTTGCCTTCGGCATACTTTACTAACATAAAAGAATGGTCAACGTTCACTATTCATCCTCCAGAGCAGCGTCCATAAAACACCCTCTTGCCACGGCTGTTAAAGGCTCCTCTACCAGCTTTATCTCACTAATATTAATAGGAAATTCCTTTTGATTAAATTGAGCTTTAAATACTTCGATAAACCCTTTAATCATAGACGTACCTCCACCTATCACTATTGGCACTGCCTCTGGAAAATGAGGCATAGCTTCGTTTATTTCAAATTGATTAGCAATATTATCTAAGAGGTATTTAATTAATACCTGATAATAACTTCTAATTGCGTGTACCTCTCGTTCATTGTCTTCATCATAAATTGTATTATCTGATAAGTCTATTTTATTAGATTCTTTTATAAATTGAGCTTTAGCTAGAGGTATTCCAGTATCTAAAGAGACGTGTTGATCTATAAAATCTCCACCCCTACTAACACTAAAAGTTAGTGCAACCAATCCTTGGTACATTATAGCGATATTAGCCATTCCTGCGCCCATTGATATTGATATCCCCGTTAGATTATTATTATTATCAGATAGTCCAGCATATCCTAAAGCTTCTGCTTCTTTTATAGACCTAGCTTTGTACCCTATACTTTCAATCATGGTTGATAAAACATCTTCGTGATAGTCCACTAACGTTTCTTTATCTATTGGCTTAGATGGTACACAATAAACACATACTTCTCCGTCTTCAGAAGGTTTCCCCAGTAGTGAGGAAATAATTTCCCGTAAAACCGGTAAGGCGTCCCTTTCAGATGGGTTTAATAGTCCCTTAGACATAGGCCTCTTTAAATCCTTATTACCAAATATTTGTGCATAGTCATAAGCGCTCTTGCCAATAACATGCAATCTTTTATTAATCTCAACAAACGGCACATTTAATCGTTTTAGTGACTTAATAGTAGTCGGGCTTTTATCTATTGTTAAAAAAGCATTTCGTTGTATTTTTACACCGTCCTCTGATGCAGCTACGTAATTCCCTGTCCCACAATCTAATCCTTTCATAAATTATTTACCTTTCATTTTTTTTAAATCTTTTAAAGCCTTTTTTATGTCTACCCTACTTTTTTCAAGTTTAATATCCATACTACTAGTAGTGGCCTTTTCTATGTAAGGGTTTGACCCTTTCTTTATGTCTATATGTTTTGGTACAGAATACTTACGTACATCAACTTCCTTAGAAGTACTCGATGTTTTTTTGTCACTACTTACCACACTATTTACTACTATCGGAGAATTAGTACTTTTTTTAAACCAAAATGCTGCTATGAAAATTGATAGCAATACTAATAAAATCCTGAATTCTACTACGTAATAATATATAGGGTTTTGCACTGTTTCTATTGGAATAAGTATTTCATCCCCAGGAAATATTTTATCGGGATTAATTCCTAAGGATTCTTTGTTTAAATGGTAAACACTACTTCAAGAAACTCCGTAAATTTCAGATATTTTACTAACAGATTCACCGCTTCTTACTGTGTGCTGTTTAGCTCTAATATAATCAGTACCAAACAAAAACGACGTTACCAGCAGTAAGTATACTAATAACCTTTTCATTTTTATAGTCTGGAAGTGATTTCTTCTCTAATAGGCTTTGGCAAAGAAGCTAATATGTCTAAACCCTCTTCACCCCGTAACTCAGGTATAATATCATTTCCAACTAGTGGAGTAAGTTCTGAATCAGGAATACTCCTTAGCTGTTCATGGGTAACTGTAGTACCGTCGACATCAATAGAAGCAACTTTAGGTAAGTCTAGAGTGGCCATTAACGGGTCCTCTATACCCTTACCATAAGTACCCGTTAGGGATGCTTCTTTGTCTAACTCATACATAGTTAATGCAGAAACAATAGCACCTTTACTGTCAGCTTCCTTTAGTAAATTATCATACTTAGAACTTAATTCATCCTCATTATCTTTTAAATAGCTCTTCCTAATTTGAACATGGTTATAGAATTCAGTATTAAATATTTCTGAGTCTAAACTAGCATACTTTTCAACTGCAGTCTTATTTAGGAATACCTCGTTTAAACTAGCTGCTTTCTGTAAATTAGATATAAACTCTAATTTCTTATCAACAGGCATTTTATAGTGATTTTTCTCGAAGTAAGATGCTGCTTTTTTTATGTTAATTGGTGTGTCAATAGGGTATCTTTCTTCCTTCTCCCATGCGTATAGGGAAGGAGACACTTCTTGGTTACCAACTTTATTTACAAAGTCAGCTTCATTTATATCTCTAATGTCAAAAACATTGTCTATATAATCTTCTGATGCGTACTTAGAAAGTCCGTCTGGAGTTTGTAATTTATGTGAAGCAGCTGCTCTTGTTAAGTTAGCTGCTGCAACTTTAATAACTTCTTCTGGTAATGTATCTAAAGATTCAGATAGAAAAGCCATGTTCAGCTCTACAAGCTCCGGAGTGTACATAGCAAATTTATTTAATTTACCTGTTCTGGGATGCCATAAAACTAAAGCGAAGTCTCGTTCGTTTTTTGTCTGCTGCTCTTCATAGCTTGGAATATGCGCTGTTTTCACGCTATCTGACAATCCTTCAACTATGCTTGCAAGTTTTTCTATCTCATTTGCCATGATATAGTCAACAACATCCAAGTTCATACTTGCAATTTTATTCATTTGTTAGCCCTCGTTTTTTATTTTATTTATGTAATCGTAAGCAACATACCCAGGACATGCAGGCTTCCCGAAGTCAGCGTGACCATATATGTCTGCTTTAGTTATAGACAATTTATCCATATTAAGCAAGTGTTCTATCAATTTTTTTAGAGACGAGAGCTGTGCTTGAGAAGGTCCACTAGATGTTCCTTTGTGACCCTCGCCGTCAAAGTCACCAACCAACATTATTCCTATACTTGATGTATTTTGTCCCTTAGCTTGCCATACGGTATGACTTAATTGATTACAGTGGTATACATCCCCTTCTTTTGATATCCCATAATGATAACAAAAATGGGGACACCCGTTAGGAGAGATATGATTAGGTTGGATATGGTAGTTATTGACTTGCTCTACTGTGGCATCACCAAGTTCTTGGTGCACAATTATTTTATTTATAGATGCTAGCGATCTTTTACTTCATTTTCTTGACTCGTGCCATTGTAACTCACTAATTACATTATCAATAACAAATGGTTTTTTTATTGCCTCTTCTGAAACTTTTTTATCTGGAGCTGGTATTGTCCTCTTTAGTAAGATTTTAATAAATTCTCAAACGTATGTTAGTATTATTTTCATGTTTTAATTTAGGTTAGTTTTGGGCAGGCCTGGTAGGAATTGAACCCACGCACTCCGTTTTGGACGCGGAGGGGGACAGTTTTGAAGACTGCTCGTCACCCAGCTGACGCCTCAGGCCTATTTTATTTTTTACATAGTCCTGTGACGCATTATTAGCATCATCAATATTATTGTATGCATTATCTAGAATTTTGGTTTGTTGTAAACAATGGTCGTCTATTTGTACAGAAAAATTGTCTGTACCGTAAATAGCGTCTATATGTATTTCGAGTCTCTTCATTATTTATCCAATGTCTTAGTTATTCCAGCACCTAGTATGGTGTATAAAAGTTTTTTAAACCATAGTTGCTCCCAGAAGGGGACTTGTAGTTTGTCTACCTCCTGGTAGTTAATAATTATAGAGTCCTGGATAGCTATTAAACTATCCTTATTAACACACTCCTGTAGCTTGACTAAAAGAGTGTCAAACTGTGTTGGTGTAAATACTATACTACCTACATCAACTAAGGTAGGTTTAGTTAGGAGCTCTTGACAACCCACTAAACTAAAGCTTAGAAAGGAGATCGTTAAAGTGCTTAACTTTATCTTCTGGAACAATGTCATTTATTTCTTTCTCAATAGATTTTTTTTTATTTTTATTTTGCAGCCTGTTTCTTTTTTCTAAAAGGCGTTTTATCTTATTTCTTTTAATTTTAATCTCCGCTGAATCGTTAGATAATACTTTAGACCCAGCGTAGATTAATACTACATAAGAAATTATGTGTAACAGTTCCCTTATAAGTGAAGCTAGGTTACTTAGCTTCTTCATCTGTCCCTACTAATTCCCGCAAACTTTCTATTTTGCCTCTTGTAAAGTCATGTACTTCTTTTTCTTGTGCAATAGCTTGACGT